AGATTGATACAGTTTTCTTTCCTTACGCGATGCAACACCAATGCGAGTCAGTGTCTCTCTCACTTTCAAGAAATCGTCAGGTTCCTTGAGACTGACTTCGACCATACTGTCGGAAGTCCAGGTAACCTCTTCAGAGATCGCAGTCATCTTTTGCCTCCCATGTCATGTTTTTTACGTAGAAATTCAAGTTGAGATTTGGTGAGAAGAGTTAATGCGATCTTCGCTTTTTCGTTACTATAACCATAGTGTTTTTTGACCAGATCCAAGTCATCGACTTGTTCTTTCTTCAACCAAGGAGAAAAACGTTTTCGTTTTCTCAATGTATTTAGATAAAAAGAATATTGCATATCCTTATCTAGGTTTGGATGCTTGTTCATCTCATTAGCAAACAAGATGGCATCGATGTGACCAGACATACATCTGTTAATAATATAGGGAGGATACTTCCTAACAGAATCAGGATCTTCTTCTAGTAAGTTTGCCTTCGTGTGGTTGATAGAATTTAACCAGTCTTTTAGTTCCAATGCCTAATCACTCCTGCAATAATAAAACAATTAGTAAGTAGATAAGAAAAAAATATAGCAGTGCGTATGCGAGCCACTGCGTCTGCCTCTCTGTCATCGCTACCTGCCTTTTCACCTATAGCCTTTGCCCAAATTCTCCAGAGGCGATGCTTACGCCTCTTCCTCATGCTGGAAACACCCTTACAGGTCCAGTTACGCCAGTCTGATTGCTGTTGATTCTGTAGATGGCAACAGATCCAGACTTCAAAGTTACATGCACTTCATCTCCATTGATGATTGCATACTGTGAGTTAGGACAGAAGGTGGCATAGCACCCTCTGCGTGTATGATACAGTTGACAGTAACCGCTAGCGGTCACACGAACCCCCAAGCTTCCCATAATTACAACAAATTAGTTCACGACGTTTTTGCTGGTCCTTCATATATGAACCAGTTGATCTCATTGTGTAAGTGTGCTCGTAATCATACAAACACCACTCGTCAAATCTATGTACAATGTCAGGATGATCGTTGTATGAAATCATAACTTGACAAAGACATTTTTCTATCATGTCAGCAAAGCGTTCATGATCAAACTGCTTGTGCATACCACCCTTGTGTCCATACAAAACATCTTTGATATTGTACGGAGGATCTGCGTAGATGAAAGTTGTCTCATCTTCAGCATACATCTCAGAGTAATCCAAGTTAGTAATCTTCCAACCCTTGATCAACTGAGAGTAGTCCTGAAGTTTCAGGATGCCTCGCATTGAGAAGTTTGAATCTGATGCCTGTGCTGAGAAGGAGGAAGATTCAGTAAGACCACTGAAACTACACTTATTAGCAACGTAAAAAGCAATAGCTCTATCGGTGTCACTCTTCGTTCTGTCATTGATTACGTCCTTTGCTTGCAGAAATAGACCCTTGGCGTTGCCACGATCTGGATATCTAGATTTGAGTTCTACAAGTTTGCGTTGCAACTCGACAGGATTGTCACGCAACACAACCCAGAAATTGTACAGAGGTTCATACAGGTCATTGACCCAGATAGGAGTGCCTTTAGGAAGACGCTTTGTCATCTCCAAGGCGACACTACCGCCACCAAGAAACATCTCACGATACTCTTTGATCTCCGTTTCAGGAAGATACTTGAGTAGTTTAGTTAGTGCTCTTGACTTGCCCCCTGGATATCTCAGTGGGGTCTTCAAGTTTTTTGTCATCATCAAATGGTTCACGTACAGCAGAAACTACATCGACTACGGACCACACCGCCTCTGCCATTTGGCGGTATCCTATGCCCACATACATTTGACCACAGAAGACTGTGACCGTTGCAGCGCCCCAGAACCAGTAATACCACTGGGTCTTGACTTGATGCTGTGCCATGGGTTGGAGGTTCTTTCTCATTTGTACTCACATTCTACCATGAGTTCGGTGAGTGCGGCAAGTAAGTTGATTTCCTGATCTGCGACGAAGGCAGATTGGTATTGGTATTTGGCAATAATCAACACCGCTTGAGGGATGCTGCGAGGTGTCAGACTGTTGTAAAGACTGTCATAGACAGTACGCAGAATCGCATTAGGATCATTGTCAAGATTTGATACGATCCACTTTCGGACAGTGGAGAACTCCTTGTCCTTGAGTGCTTTCGTAAGTTCTTCTAGGCGAACCTCACTCAGCGACGCCAGAATGCCAGTGTCGATAGTCCCCGACGAGGAGTATCGCTGGAGTTCATTGAGGACCCTTCTGAAGTCTGGGAAGTGCTTCTGTACGACTTCTGCCACAACTCGATCAGAGAAGGTGATCTCCTCGCGTTGGAGGATATCGCGGCAACGATCGAAGAAAATTGCTGCAATCTGCTGCTTCTTTCCTCCTTTGATCCCAAAGTCCACCACGGAACATCGCGAGTGCAAGGGTTCAATGATTTTATTTTTGTAGTTGCAGGTGAAGATGAATCTGCAGTTGCCACTAAACTCCTCAATAGACGCCCGAAGGAGGAGCTGTACGTCATGGGTTGTGTTATCTGCCTCATCAATGATGATGACTTTGTGTTTAGCAGTTGACGAAAACGAAACGGTCGAAGCAAATTGCTTCGCATTGTTTCGGACGGTATCGAGAAACCGTCCTTCGTCGGATCCGTTGATGACATAATAGTCTACGCCGAGTTCATTACAAAGTGCTTTGGCAACAGTTGTCTTTCCGATGCCTGCTGTTCCACATAAAAGAAGGTTAGGGATTTCACCCTTGTTAACAAAAGATTGGAATACTTTCTTTGTCTCTGCAGGGAGAATGCATTCCTCAATGGTCTTGGGTCGATATTTCTCAACCCAAAGAAATTCATCCTTCATACTTAGAATCAAGTTCGAGTGCGATAAGATACTCCAAGTCTAGAGTATCGTGTTTGAAAAGAGAAGCGTTGTGTTGACTAATCACAACGGAGTAACTACCAGGCATGATCTTCAAGTTCTCAACCTTGAAGTTGAAGCAGAATGTAGCATCTGCTGTGCCCACATCAATCGCAAAGTTGTTTGAGGTATCGTTCTTCTTGTCACGAACCACAACCTTGACACGCTCACCATCGCCCACAACAGACACGTCCTCCACGCTGTAGACGCCTGCTGCCTTGATAATGTTGGAGATATCACTAGCAGAGAGAGTGAAGCAAACGTCCTTTGTAGGCAGTTCTACACGCTTCTCAGGGGGTTGTACGATGGTAGATGGATCAGCAAAGAAGTAGCGGGAGGTATTGCGACCATCGCTAATCTTGACACAACCATCTCTGGAGAAGTCAAACTCAGGATCATCAAATAGAGACAGACCAGAGAGGAACTCACCAAGATCGTAGATAGCAAAATCCTGGGGGAAGTCTTCATTGACTACAACACGACCCAAGATGTTTTTCTGAATAGAGATTGTAGAAATCTCTTGTCCTTTCTTAAAGCGGATCGATGCATTGATAGAGGAGAAGTTCCTCAGGATGTCAAGAGTGCTTTTAGAAAGTTTCATAGGATTCACGCTTTGCGTTTTTGTCATTAAAGTGCAAGAGAAGAACTGCATAGTGCAGGATCTTCATAATATCACGGCGGGCAGTGCCTTTCTTATCGTAGCGAGAAGCGTACTTCAGAATGTTGCTACGGCAGAATGCTTCACCATCGCCACATGATTCAATCAGATCAAGGGTTTGAATACCCTCACTAGAATAGTGCTGATTGTAAGTAGAACTGATATAGTCTGTCAGTTCTTTCAAGAGAGCGTCTTCATTATATTTGAAACGCTGACTGTTGACTGTAATATCAACATTGCCTGTGAGTGGAGGATAATATTCCTCCCCCATAGAACCATCTACATTGAATGTAAGAGTGTCGTCGTTCATGATTGGAAATTCATCATCAAGTGTGCCATTAAGAACATGATATGCTAATGACCAGCTATTAGTCATTGTACGCTGCATCCTCCACTTTGTCAAATTCTACGTCTGCATCAACCTTGTCATACAGTTGCTCGAAGAGAGATTTGGTCTCATCATCAAAGCGACTGATGCAAGTTTTGATTGCCTTTGCTTTGTCACCAAAGATAGCATACGCCTGCACAATATGCACAAGACGACGGGTGCTGATGATCTCATCAATACCACCATCAAAGAAAGTCTTGCGGATGATATCTGCCCAGTCAACCAGACGAGTGACGAACTGGTCATCCTCACAGAGACGAGACAGAATCTTTGCTTCGATAGAAGGAGTGGGATAAGACTGCTCAAAGGTGACAGGGAAACGCTCAAGGAATGCTTCGTTCAGAACGTTGGTGCCAATGAAGCGACCGTCGTCAGAACCCTTACCCTTGGTGTTGGCAGTAGCGAAGATTTGGAAACCTTCAGCAGGACGCACATACTCACCAGTCTTCTTCAGGAAGACACCCTTGCCTTCAAGGATGGACTGGAGACAGAGGATCTTGTTAGAAGCAAGGTCGATCTCGTCAAGGAGCAGCACAGCACCACGCTGCAGTGCCTCTACCACAGGTCCATTGTGCCATACAGTGTTGCCATCGACAAGACGGAAACCACCGATCAGGTCATCCTCGTCAGTCTCGATGGTGATGTTCACACGGATCAGTTCACGACCCAGAGATGCACATGCTTGCTCAACACCGAAGGTCTTACCGTTACCAGAGAGACCAGTGATGAATGCAGGATAGAAAATCTTAGACTTGACGATCTTTTTAAGATCAGAGAAGTTGCCAAAGGGAACAAACTTACTGTCAATAGCGGGAACCAGATTGTGCTGGACTGCAGGAGCAGCAGCAGGTGCCTCATAGGTCTTCTTCAGGCGCTCAACCACAGTCAGGTCCCAGGTACCACGCTTGACTTTGAAGTTGTCCAACTGACGAGTTACAGTACGATAGTTGACACCTTTGCTACGAGCAAAAGCTTTGACATCAGCAGCGTTGATGCTGTTGCCGTACTCGGATTGGATTTCTTGGATGAAGTCGGACATGTGTGTTCGTTTGGTATGTATATAAGATACTGGAAAACCCGCCTGTGTGGCGGGTTGGTGTGCCAGTTTATCAACTGATTCTGTCGATAAAGGAGGTCAGAACTTTCTTGTTTGTCGCTTTCGACTTCAAGGTTTTCCTCAAAGCAGTTCTGATCTGCGACTTTGTTGCACTGTCATGAACGTCAAACTCAGCGTTATCATCCATGTTGTTAGCAGACATAATGTATTGAATGCTCCACCCTGCTGTAGTGGTGACAAAAGTCTTCATCTTCTTCCAGTCAGTGTCTGCTTTGAACCAGTCTGCAGGATCAAGCATGATGCGCTTGTAACGACCCCACTCACCAGAAGACAAGAGACGGATGTTCATGAACTCACACTCAGGAAAACGATCCTTGAGTTGATTCAAGAAGGTAGGTGTCTGATTGTATGAGACACCGAACTCATAGTTTTTACCAGTCTTGCGATCACGCAAGTAACAGTGGGTGCTAGCACGGCGACGAATAAAGGTCATGCCTTCCCGTGTGTAGTGCTTGACTTCTTTCTGGTAGCACATAGGTGCACCTTCACCGTCAGTCAATGTGATGCAGTGCACCTTATCAACTTTGTTACGTGACTTGAACTCAGGAATGATGTTGTTCATCATCACCATTGCTTCATTGAGAGGAGTGCCGCCCAGAGAAAACTCATGAGGGCAACCAATGTAACCCATCACAAGAGTACAAGTGGTGACAAACAGATTCTTGATCTGCTTCTGGTGTACACGATTGTTAGTTCTGCTAGACAGAATATTGACCATGTTGAAACTATCAACACAAAGTTGCCCATGCTTATTGTTAGGGTTCTCAGCATCAAAGCGAACGTAATAGTCAGAACGAATATAGTGGTCCGTAAAGATGTAAACATCATAGGCAATGTTTACCTTGCGACAGAAAGTAATCAGAGTGATAAGTTGCTTGACTGTGGCAAGTAGAGATGAATGCATGGAACCAGACCAGTCAATGTTAAAAACAAGACCGTGACTTTTACCGTCATTGACGATGGTAACTCGCTTGAAAAGATCTTCATTGTATTTGTAAGTATGGAGTTTGGCAGTATCAAGAACACCAGTGCGGGACACAGAAGCACGAGAGTATGCTTCTGCAGACTTCTTCATCTCAAACTCTTTGACCATGTAGTTGACTTCTTTCTTGGTAGAGGTCATGAAGTTGTCAAACATCTCAAGATAGTGTGAGATATCCTTGTCCTCATAATACTCTTCAATCACTGCATGACAGTCTTGATTGGCGACAACAATGTTTGCATCGACAGTTCCAGGAAGTTCCAGATAGTCATACTCACGATAGGAAGAACTAGGGTCAATGAGATTCTCAAGTGCTTCATCCAGTGCAGAAGCAGTCTCAACCTTAGGTTCGTCGCGATCAGGATTGCCCATCTTAGGAGCATCTTCTCCCTCATCTTGAGCTTCAGGTTTCTGATCTTCAGATTGACCTTCGGTCTCCTCTTCTGCTTCCTCTTCAGTATTTTGGTCTTGGGGTTTACCTTCAGTGTCAGAGTTCTGCTGAGGTGGTTGCACAATCTCCTGACGCTGTTGCTCCTGCTGCTGCTTGCACCACTCATAGAGTTTCTTGGCAAGCGCAAGGCAGTCCTCAAAAGTCTCTAGGGCATCCGCTTCAGTGAGAAACACTTTCTCATCATCAGCAAAGGGGATGTCCTCATAGTTACCAATCTTGTACTGAAGGTTGATGCGATCAGCAAGATTCAACTCTTCCAACTCACGATCAGCGATAGCGAAGAAGTCTTCGTCGTTGAGCATTTGGTAACCACGGTAGAAGGTCTTACCAAGACCACCGTAGCGACGCTTCATCAGTTTCTCAACACGAATGTCCTCAACAACATTCACGAACTGCATCGGGATCTCACCGAGGAAGTCAAAGTCATTAGGAGTGTAGAGAGCATGACCGACCTCATGAGCAATCAGAAGGTCTTGGATCATGTGATTGGTCCTCCACACAGGCAGCGTCAAGACACGGGTCTCTACGTTGAACTGAGCAGTATCAACGTCGCGATGCTCAACGATCAGGTTCTCGGTGGCAAGGCAGCGAGCAAGGTTTTCCTTGACGGTATGCATGGGTTTCTCTTAACTGCACATAGTATAAGACCCCCGACGTTGGTCAGGGGTCTTCATGTGACACTTTTTAAAGTGGCGCAGAGCTTCTCTACGCGCTCGCATTGCCTGAGGCTTTAGCTTTCTTTTTTGGTCCTTCTTTGAGTGGTGTTGCCAGTTTGGAGTAGTCATGTCGTTCTCTAAACGCTTTGAGTTCAGGAGTGTCTTCCCACTCCCAAGTGTCACTACCGATAGTCATTGTCTTCTTTACCATGCCCAACTAACTCCTGAATAACGAATTCCTGACTTCATTTCGGTTACCTTATGTGGATAGAGAAACAGTGAGGGGAACATAAGAATGTCTCCTTTCCCTAATGGTACCACATAATCATCCCAAAACACAAGGTCTGCCCCATCATAACCATCATTGAAGTTTATGATAAAACTTATGACAGGTATACCTTTTCTATCTCCATCAAAGATAGAGTAGATATGATCATGATGCTGACGCATCAACTGACCTTCTTCATATTTATTAAATCGTATGGTAGAAAATTGATATGCAATCTCAGATGTATTTGAATTGCTCTCACCATACTTTACTTTATCCACATACTCATTGAATGCCTGCATCATAAACGGATTCAACAACTGTTGCATCTGAATAGTAATATCTAAAACAGACAACTCTTGAGTGTCTTCAGAGTAAGTAGCATCTTGAACTTTATTATACCAAGTATGCTTTCTCCACTGATCATTTTCTATCTTAGAGATTACATCATCACAAATAACTGCAGGGATAGCAGACTTTTTTACAATAATATAATCATCCAACTTGGATGATGGACCCATCATAAAAACATACCCTTATCACTCATGTACTGTAGAGTTTCCTTCAGTGTACCACGGTGATCTAGACCAATAGCAACCTGTGGATATTCTGCTTCGTCACCAAATTCTGCTTTGAATTCTTTATGGGTGAAATCAACAC